AGGATCAACAGGCGGTGCTAATACTGTGGCTGCAACTGGAAACGTTTCAGGTTCAACAGCTAATGCAACTTTATCAACCCCGCAACTTGCTTCTCATACTCATAGTGGAGCTAAAGGTGGTGATCCAGGAGTATATTCAAATGATAACTACGGTAGCTATATTAGAAGTGGAGCATCTCCCGGTAACATGGGTAATGCAGGTTCAGGTAATGGTCATTCTCACAATATGAGTGCGAACTTTAGTGGAGATGCAACGTCAGTTATACAACCTTATTTAACTATTATGTATATTATTAAAACTTAGTAATTTCATATTTAAAAGTTAATACCATTCTAAGATCATTATAATCTCTTCTAACATCTCTAGCGCAATGTTCTATACTTCCGTCAAAAACAACGACACGTCCTGGTTTTGGTATGACACTACGAATAATATCTCCGTCTTTATGAAAGACTGTTTCTCCTGCATTTTCTATATTCCAAGATTCATTTAAATAATACATAACAGTAATTCCTTGATCGGTGTCAGTATGAGATTCATGCACAGTACCATAAGGATTAGCGCTAGCATAGACCCTAGAAAGTTTTAAAAATTTATTTAGATTTAAATTTTTTAATATATTATTTGTTTGTAATTTATATTTTTTTTCTATTTTATTAGAGAAATTTAATTTATAATTAAATTTTCTCCATTTTTCATCATTACTGCCAGAACCTATAAAACTCCATTTTACAATGTCTCTAAAATAGAAATAACTTTCTAATACGTCTTTTCTATCAAAAATATTATCAATCACATTAATATAATCATTAGACATTATAACAGCCATATAAATTACATTTTCTTGTTGAGATAATATTAATTTCTCTGCTTTTTCACCTATTAATTTTTTAATTATATTTCTATCGGTTTCAATTTTATCTAAGTAAATACTATGAAATAAACCTGCAAAACATGTGTCTTCATCACAATTCCATTTTCTTAAAAGATTATATACATTTAGTAAATGTTGAAATTTTAAAGTTTTTTTACTTATTAGATAATTTATACATTTTAAATATTTATTCATTAAATTATCTCAACAACATCCAAGAAGTTAAAATATATTTTTCACCCGATAGCGGTGGATTACCTCTGTGTAAGTATGGAAACCCTGCAGGCCAAATAACTATTCTACCTTTTTTGGGTTTTACTCTTTTTGAAAAATGTAGAAATTCTGTTTCACCACCTTCTTCAACATCATTTAAATATATAGAAAATACAAAAGCTCTTGGTTCCATATCAAAACCTTGACCATGTTCAATATGCCAAACATGATAGCCTTCTGTAGGTAAAGTTTTTTGAATTTTTATACAAGTAAAATGAAAAGGTTTATCTGAATAAGCATGGTCAGCTCCTGTGTTATTAACATAATGATTCCAAGCTAAATCAAAATTTACCAGCATTGGTTTAAATGAGTCCCACCATAAATCTACATTATTTTTTCCTGCAAAAAATTGTTGATCTTGTTTCTTTAATATAGACGCTTTTTCAAAAGCTATTCTATTTACGGTCTGATTAAATTTATCTTGTTCTTCATAAAGTTTAATAGCTTTATTGCATTCTTGTTCAGGTATGTAATTATCATATACACCTATAAAATTATCTATATTAACTGTTTTTTGATCCACTGTAAATCTCCTTCCGATTTTGTGTTTTTTGTTATTTTAAAATAATTGTCATATCCATGATGTGAAAAATGTCCGTTTTTATCTACGTAATGAAAAAAAACTTGAGCCATACCACCACCATTATATACACCTGGTCTCCAATGTTTTTCAAAAACTCCGTTATACAAAATAGCATCTCCTTCATTTAATTCAAATTCTTTATTTTCAACAACAATAGGCCAGTTATCATATTTTTTAATACATGCAGTAATAGATATTTCACACGAAGGTCTGTCTAGATGTTGTTTTAAATTTGCGCCAAATATATAATATCTCCAATATGCATAAGTTGGAATTAGATTTAAGTTAGATTTTTTTTCTACTAGAGGTAATTTAATATCCAAAAAAGAAGTCATTAATGGATCTTCATACCATGCGGGAGAAAAAGATTGACCATCTAATTGATAGTCTTTATTTAAATCTAATTTATTAAGACAATATTTTTGAAGAATACTTAATTCTTCTTTATTAAAAAATTTTTTAATTATTCTAGCCATGCAACTATACTATACCTTGTTCCTTTTGTAATGGGTTCTATACAATGTGGATACATAAAATTACTTGGAAAAAATACAATAGAACCTTTATCGAGTTTTAATCTTTTAATTTCTTTTTCTTTTTGATCTGCAAAAATTAAATCTCCCCCTTCATAATCATTATTTAAGTTAATTATAATACTTAAATTTCTATGCAAACCTGTAGAACTATCTGTGTGGAAATTATACTTTCCACCAGCGCCATACTTCAATAAATCTATTTGATTTAATTTATAACTATGAATTTTTGGAAATTTAATTTTGTAAAAACTATAGAGTCTTTCTATTTCTTGTTTTATAAAATTCCAATAAAAAAGGTCTGTAGGATATTTTTTAATATTTAAATGATAACCTTTTACGTTTCTTATTTGTTTATTTAATCCACCTTTTGTATCCATATTTTTTTTAGCTTTATGTTTTATAAAAGTTGTCAATCTATCTATAAATTCTTTATTTATAATGTTTTTTAATTCAACAACTGCTTCTAAATGATCTTTCATTTTAAAACTCATATTCTTGTATAAACAAAGTTGCAGTGTATCTTTTTAAAATTTGTAAATCACTTTTGTGTGCACAATGCATATGATCAGAAGGGAATAAAACTGCTCTATTTGGTCTAAACCCCACATGAATATCTAACTCGTTTTCTGTAAAAAAACAAGTACCTGTTGTAACACCAATTGGACCATCCAACATAACTAAAACATTAAATTTTATACCCTCAATATTATCTACATGCGGTTGAAATATTTCCATATTTCTTAAATCAATACCACAAAACGGATATATTTTTTTAATTTTAAAACTGAATTTTTTTTCAGCTTGTTTAATGAAGATATTAAGAAGTTTTTTATCTTCGTTTAATATAAACCTATTTCCATAAAAAGTTTCTTTTGTTTTTTCTGTAGTACCTTTAAAATATTGTGGAGTAAAAACTAAATTTTTTTTAATATGATTAACAATTTTATTTAGTTTTTTTTCTTCAAAAAAGTTATCAATTATTTTTATCATTCAGCGTTATATCCTATTACATAACTTATGGATGTTCTCCAATAAGGTATCTTTTTTATTTCTTGCGATTTATGTCTTTTATTTGAATCAAATAATATGAAATCTCCAGGTGAGTATTTAAAAATTTTACCTTCAATATTTAATTCTCCTCCCCATTCTTCTGCCCATTGAGGTGTTAAAAAACCGACAATACTATAAGAATTTTTAGTGTCATTATGAAACTCCGTGTAGTGATTATCATTTTGAGCATTTAAAGCTATTCTTTTAATTTTTTTAGGTAAAATAAAATTATGTTGTTCTTTTAGTTTTTGATTTATTCTATCAAATAAACAATTAAAATACCCTATCCAATAAGGGTGATCATATTTTATTTCACTATTTTCTAAAAAAGTTACACCTGGAAAAGAACCTCCTAGTTTTTCTTTTGTGGAAATTCTATTGAGAGCCCATATACTTTGACTAATAAGACCTTGATATAACTCAAAAGAATCTTCTAACGTTATTACGTTTTTTATTACCTTTATCATTATCGTACTTTCATTTTCTATATTTATAAGATATAAACCATTATATGCTGCAAAAATTAAATTTCAAGCCTGGTTTTAACAAGATGGTCACAGATTCAGGAGGAGAATCTCAGTGGGTTGATGGTGATTTTGTTAGATTTAGATATGGACTACCTGAAAAAATAGGTGGTTGGAGTCAACTTACAAATTCTAATAATACTTTACCTGGAGTAGCAAGAGCACAACATGCTTTTATAAGTATTGCAGGTGAAAAATATGTAGCAATAGGAACTTCACAAGGTTTGTTTTTATATTACAATGAAGAATTTTTTGATATCTCTCCTTTAGATAATGATGTTATTACTGGAGCTACCTTTGATGCAACGACAGGTTCTTCTACAGTCACTGTTAACAAAAATGGTCATGGTTTATTAGCTGGAAGATACGTAACATTTTCATCTGTTACTGTTCCAACAGGTTCAGGTTATTCAATAACTGATTTTACAAATAATACATTTGAAGTACAATCAGCTAATTTAGGAGTAAATAGTTTTGAAATTATTATGCCATCTAATTCAGCTGGATCTACATCCGGCACCGGTTCAGCACAAATTAATCCATATGAAATAGTAGGTCCAACTTTTCAAACTCCAGGTTTAGGTTGGGGTACAAATACGTGGGGTTCAAGTACGTGGGGAACTGCTAGTGCGACCAGTGACGTAGTTCTGGATCCAGGAAACTGGAGTCTTGATAACTATGGTCAAGTTCTTGTTGCAACAATTAGAGATGGTAAAACATTTACTTGGAATGCAGGTGCAGCAAACCCAAGAACTGTTAGAGCATCTACAAGTACATCTGGTGCTTCAACTTCAAATAATCCAACAGCGTCAAGACTAACTCAAGTCTCTGACAAAGATAGACATTTATTTCATTTTGGAACCGAAACAACAATTGGTAATGCATTAACTCAAGATCCAATGTTTATAAGATTTTCTAATCAAGAAGATTTAAATGATTATACACCTACCGCTGTTAATACTGCAGGTACATTTAGATTAGATAAAGGCAATAAAATAGTTGGAGCGGTATCAGGTAAAGATTATACTTTAGTTTTAACAGATAGCGCTGCTTATGTAATTCAATTTGTTGGCCCACCTTTTACATTTAGTATTAGACAGGTTGGTTCTAACTGTGGATTAATTTCACAACACGCATTAACTTATTCTGATGGTAAAGTATTTTGGATGTCAGGAGAAGGTGGTTTCTTTGTATATGATGGTACAGTAAAATCTCTACCTTGTTTAGTTGAAGACTTTGTATTTAATACAAATGGTGATGATTTAGGTATAAATTTTGGTGCAACAGAAACAATTTATGCAGAACACAATACACTCTATAGTGAAGTAAATTGGTTTTATCCAAAATCTGGATCACAACAAATTGATAGATGTGTTACATATAACTATGGGGAAAATGTTTGGACAACTTCATCACTAGCTAGAACTACATACGTTGACACTGGAGTTTTTGATGCACCTTATGCAACAGAATACGATTCGACTTCTTTACCTAATTTTCCAATTCAAGGTATTACAGCAACTTATGGTGCAACTATATACTATGCTCATGAAGTTGGAACAGATCAAGTTAATAGCTCAGGTACAACAGCTATTCCTGCATTTATTCAATCTGGAGATTTTGATATTACACAAGTTAGAACTAGACAAGGTCAAGCAACAGGTGCTGTTAACTATAGAGGAGACGGAGAGTTCTTTATGTCAGTAAAAAGATTTATACCTGACTTTAAAGTTCTTACAGGTAATTCAAAAATTACATTATTATTAAACAACTATCCAAATAATACTGCATCTAGCTCACCTTTAGGTCCATTTACAATTACGTCTTCTACTGATAAAATAGACACTAGAGCAAGAGGAAGACTTGTAGCATTGAAAATAGAAAATGATAGCACTGGAGAGACTTGGAGATATGGAACTTTAAGACTTGATGCTCAACCAGATGGGAGAAGATAATGGCAAAAGTAGTAGTTAGTATACCAGAACCTCAACAAGAATATGATGTATCTAATCAAAGACAAATTTTAGAAGCTCTTGACACTTTAAAAAATCAACTTAATTTTTCTTTTCAACAAGATTTAAAAAATGAAGAAGATGCAAAGGAGTGGTTTTTAGGTGGCTAATTTTTTTAAAAGCACAACATTTAATTTAACAACAGCTAATTTAACAACAGCTTTAACTATTTCTACATCTGCTATTGCAATTGTTAAATCTGTACAAGCGAGTCATGCAACAGCTAGTAATGTTGATGTAGATTTATATTTAAAAAAATCAGGTGGCTCTGATGTTGAAATATCACATGTTCAATTAAATAAATCTTCTGAAAACTTAGCTAAGAATGTAATTAATTTAGAAGGTGGAGACGTATTAAAAATACAAGCAAATGCAGCGAATGAAATCACTGGACAAATTAGTTATCTTTTGATAGATAGATCACAGGAGAACGGATAATGTCACACGAAGATTTATTAAAAATAGATTGCACTACAACAGTAGTATTAAGAAACACTAGAACAAATAAAATATATAAAGATGAAGCAGAGAAAGAAGCTGATATTGCAGACCCCAATACTGAAACAGCAGCAGAACATATTGCTCAAGACTTAACAGTACAGGTATCACCGAAAGGACTAAACGTTTTACAGAAAGTTATGAATCAAAATAATGGCAAACCAAAACCCTAGAGGCGGGACAGAGTTACAATTTGAATATTTAAGAAAGCATGTAGAACCTAGCTTACTTAATCAAGTAGAAATTTGTACATCAGTTCCAGGTAAAATACCTCTGCATCCAACTAAGCTAAATATTCTTTGGCAAAAAAATTCTTGGGATCAACCTAATTTACAACCCTGGTTTAGTGATAAATTAAATCATGATAAATATGACTGGTATGTATTTAATTCACATTGGAACTTTGAACAGTTTACAAAAAGATTTGATTTACCAAGAGAAAAATGTGCAGTTATTAAAAACGGTATTGAAGAAGTACAACCTATTGCAACACAATATAAAAAAGGTGATCCTATAAAAATAGTACATCATTGCACACCTTGGAGAGGTTTATCTGTATTATTAGGTGCTATGCAATTAGTTGAAAATTCATTAATTAGTTTAGATGTTTATTCTTCTTGTGAAGTATATGGAAAAGATTTTGCAGAAGCTAATGACAAATCATATGAAGCTTTATATGAACAAGCAAGACACTTACCTAATGTAAATTACATTGGTTATAAACCAAATGAATATATAAAAGAAAATTTAAAAGATTATAGAATGTTTGTATATCCAAGTATTTGGGAAGAGACATCTTGTATATCATTATTAGAATCTATGTCAGCCGGTCTATATTGTATTACAACTAACTTCGGTGCTATATATGAAACAGGTGCAGAGTTTCCAATGTATGTGCCTTACTCTAATGACTATAAAAGTTTAGCTAGAAAGTTTGCTGCAGCTATAGAGGCTTCTGCAGATATGCTTCATGATTCAGGCATCCAGGATCATTTAAAGATGCAACAAAATTATGTAAATAGATTTTACGACTGGAAAGTAAAAGGACAAGCATGGACAAGATTTTTGAGAGGAGCACTAGATGCAAAATAATGAACCTATATGGTTTTCTGAAAAGAAGAAAACAAACGCTAATGAAGATACTTATCAAACTGAGAAAATAGAACAGGTAAACTCAAATGTTAAAACTATCAACTTAGGAAATATTACAGATGAACCAAAAGCAAAGATAATGGTTTGTACACCTTGTCATAGTGAAGTGTCTATGCATTACACACAAGCTGTTTTAAAGTTTCAATTAGATTGTGCGCAACAAGGTATACTAGTTAGTTTCACATTACTTAAATCATCATTAGTTACACAAGGTAGAAACTTATGTGTAGCAGAGTTTTTAAATCATAAAGATCATTACGATTACTTATTATTTATAGACTCGGATATAGATTTTAATTCTAACACTATATATAAAATGATAGGTGCAGATAAAGATATTATCTCCTGTCCATATCCAATGAAAACATTTGATACAGATAAAATGTGGAGAAAGATTAAAGAAACTAATTTAGTCAATACTCCTGATGATATATTAAAAGGAGGTCATGTATTTCCAATTAAGATGGACAATCCAAATGAAATGACTATGGAGAATGGAGTCATAAAAGTAACTCATGCTCCTACAGGATGTATGTTAATTAAAAGACATGTTATTGAGAAGATGATAAAGAATCATCCAGAATTAGAAATATATCAACCAACAGTTATTAATGGTAAAGAAGTTAAAAAAGAAA